AGGTTGTCAAGGACAACCTCAATAAAATATGTTTAACGTAGTTATAACATATTTTTCGCCGCCTTCTGGGCGGTTTTTTTATTTATTTCGACATAACTCGACATTTCATTGACGCTGCTGTGCATCGTTGCTCCTGTACTTCGATGTTTGTCAGCGATTTTTTTATTTTTTAGACACGTTTCCCCATTATCCCCCTTTCCATTTATGCTACTTTATGGGCAAGGAGGAGATATTTTGAAAAAATTCCAAAAAGCATTTCTTTTGTTTCTATGTGCAATTTTTTTGGCAACGCCAATTTCCGCACACTCAGGCCGGACAGATGCCAGCGGTGGACACAAAGATAATAATAACGTCAGCGGCCTCGGCCCATACCACTATCATCATGGGTATGAAGCCCACCTTCATCCGGGTGGGGTTTGCCCCTTTGACACCGGGGTTGGTATCACAAACATTGATGATTCTTCATCGAATTCCGGTAATAATTACTCGCCATCTATCGATGCCCCGCACATAACCAGGGAAGAATTTGACAAAATTTTGAGTGGAGAGGATTATCAGCCTAGCATTAGCAGGGAACGCTTTAATGAAATTCTTGGAATTTCGTCAGATAATGATCGTCCAACTGTCTACTTAGATAATCCAGTTCCGCAAGACCCGTTGGAAATCGCAGAGGAATTTCAAGAAAATTTCGACTCCACTTATGGAAAATGGTACAACGATGGATATGCAAAGGGAAAGGCTACAGGATATGAAGATGGAATTTCACGTGGTGAAGAAATTGCGACAAACGTCTTTACTCCCAAGCTCCAGAAGGCTGAAAAGACAATTCAAAACCAACAATCCGGAATATGCGCGCTTGTGATTGTAGCTGTTGTCGCTATCTGCTCCGCCATCCGCAGTAAAAAGAAACTTGCAAGAATGCTTTCTCAACAGGAAGGAGATCAAGATGCAGTTTCGTAACTTTTTGGCTGAGCATAAAGTTCTTGCAGTAATTTTTGCAATATTTTGCTTGATTGTGATGTTTTTTGGCATTTCTCATTTGGTATACATAAGCAATAAAGATGATGCGCTGAAGCATATACCAGAATCCGGTGTGATCGATATGAAAGTTTCCTACGACACCGAATTAGTTTCCAATAATTCAGTTGGTAACGAATGGTCTTTTGAATGTAAGGTAAACGGAAAAGACTTGGACAAAGGCGAAGACTGTACCATGCCCATCAACATCAAGCAACCTATAAAAATAAGCAGTAAGGTCACCGAATACGACGCAAGTTATTCAGATATTGGGACAAAATCAGATTCTCACTCTTCCAACGATTTACCCAATTTTGATATCACCCATCGGGTTACTGTTACTGAGAAGAACGGAAGATACACCGGTAATCAAGCTGTTTGGAAAATCCGTTACCATTTTGAACGGCAGCTTCCATACTGGGATATCGTTTTAGGCAATTACTGAATCTCAAAAATTTGAAAGAAGGATCATTATGGTTTATGTATGGATGTTTTTAGTCTTCATCGGCTCATTCTTTATTGGTGTTTGGGGATTTTGCCAAATTGTTGGCAGTATCCAACAAGCAGCGGTTAGGGGGCCAGTGTTAACAACTATAACCATATCTATTTGGAGTATAATTTTAGTTGCAACCGCTATAGCTGTTCATTGCTGGTTATACGATTATCGGATCGCCTATTACATAGGAACCGCAATTGGACTGCTGGGCACATTACGAGCGGGAAAAATCGAATAGTAAAAAGTCGCACCTGCCGCCCTCCGTGGCGGCTTTCTTTTTCCCCGCTTTTTGGTCGTGGCTGAAATGCGCTGGAACCGCTTTGGGGAACGATATACATAAAAAAGAGCCGATGGTAAAACCATCAGCTCAAGAAACATAGCAAATTATTTTGATTTTTAATATTTATCTATTTTCTATTGAATTTCATTATCAAAAATGGTATAAAAAAGTTAATGTATCTGCATGATGAATATTCTTCGTCTTTTATGATGAGTTGACACTCCTCCCAGCCAAAGCCGGGGGGAGTGTCAATCTTATTCGGAAGCAGGCACAAGCTCAATCTTAAAATCCAGAGCGGCAGCAACCTTTAGAAGTGTGTCGAGCTGAGGGATAGCTGCTTTGCTCTCAAGTCGAGCTATAGCGGGCTGAGCGAGGTTTGCGGCTTCGGCTAATTGTCTTTGTGTAAGCCCTTTCGCTTTTCTAAGCTCTATAAGTTCGTCAATGATGGCAATACAATTATCAGGCAATAGAAGCACCCCCTATAGATTCACCGTTTTCATAAAGGTATTCGGGGGCAATATCAATATCGCCGTTGTTCCAAACAGTTACGCCATAATCTATATAAACGGAGTTAAAAACGGCTTTATCTTTTAATGGGGAAAACGCAGGAGAATTAAGCTCCTTTGAAAAATCAAAAATTTTTACTTCTCCATTGCTAAATCTTATCCACAGCTTGTAATCTTCAAGGGGGCGCACACCGCTTATTTTTAGCGGCTGTTTTTGTTCCCCAGCATATGCGATCCCATTTTTAATATACATTTATGCGCACTCCTATCTTAACGGCTCAATCTTGCCGAACGGTATATTTCTAACTGCGTTATTCCAAGCGGCATATAACTCATCTTCATGAATTACAGCCCATGCCTGTACGAGCTTTAATTGTTTTACTGGAAGGCTTCCGGCTAACAACTCGCCGTCAACCCCCACAGACGCTTCATATTCAGCATAGTACACATGAAAGTGCGGTTTGTGGTGCTGGTCGTTGTCGCTGAAAATCATCTTAATCACAATATTAAAAAATCTGCATAACTCCGGCATTTTGTTCATCCCCTTTACTGTGATTATATTATAACATATTCGTTATAATATGTCGATAACAAATTCGTTATTTTCCAAAAATATTTTGTGCTCACATTTCTTTTTTATACGACTAAAAAGAAATGACATATAAAGTATGCCCAAAGGAGGTTTTTCACAATGACGCGCCGCAAAGATGGTCTGTGGCAGCAGCAAATGACCGTGACGGAGCACGGAGTGAAAAAACAAAAATTTTTCTACGGAAAAACCAAGCAGGAGGTACTTAAAAAGATCGCCGAGTATCGAGAAGAAAAAGAGCTGGGAGCAATGTTTGAAACCGTCGCGGATGAGTGGTGGGAGGAAGCCGAGCCCTCCTTGTCCTTCAACTCCACCAAGAACTACAAACCCGCTTACGTCCGTGCGAAGGAGCGTTTCGCAGCCTCACGCATCGCTCAAATCAGGCCGGCGGATATCAACCGGTTCATCAAAGACTTTGTGAAAGAAAAGCACGCCGCAGATAAGACCGCCAGGACACAGCTCATGGTAGTGAACCTAATCTTCAAGTATGCTGTCGCGAACGGATACTGTGATACAAACCCAGCGCGGGATTTGACTGTCCCCAAAGACTTGCCGAAAGCGAAACGGGACATGCCGTCAGATGACGATATCACGCGCGTAAAGAATTCGACAACCTGCACATTCGGGATGTTTGCCTTTTGGGCGCTCTATACCGGCATGAGGCGCGGAGAGCTGCTCGCGCTGGATTGGTCGGACGTGAGTACCGCCGACAAAACTATTACCATCTCTAAAAGCGTTTATTTTGACGGCAACAAACCCATGATTAAAGCGCCAAAAACTGAGAGTGGAATTCGCACTGTGCCACTCATGGCAAGGCTAGAAGAAAAGCTCAAAACCCAAAAAGGCCCCGTCTTCCCCGGCCCGGACGGTAAACATATGACCTCTTCGTTTTTTGACGATCAATGGAAAAAGTATTGTGAAGAAAGCGGCGTGTCCTGCACACCACACCAGCTTCGCCACGCATACGCGACCATGTTGTTCGAGAACGATATCTCTGAATCCGACGCGCAGGAGCTGCTCGGCCATGCGCAAATATCCACCACCAAAGACATCTATACCCATATCCGGGAAACGCGGAAGAAAGCAGTGAGAGATAAACTACTGGACGTGGATATTGCCTAAAAGATTTGTATAATGCAGTAATCATGTAGACATGCTATTTTTTCGCATTATTACGTCATTTCATGTTAGTTCGAATCTCTCCATCTCCGCCACTAGAAAAACCGCATGAGTAAGCCAAAATCGGTTTGTTCATGCGGTTTTTTTATATATTGAGACATGCTTGGACAGGTTGCGAAATGGAGCGAAAAGGAGCTAAAATAATGTAAAAATCCTGTAGTAAATTGGCGTTCTGGAACTCATCTACAGTCGGTTTCTATACTTTGTGTTTATCATGGTCTGTATCAATCCAAACAATCTCAAAGCAATTGTGTAAAACAAATCCATGCAGAACCATTTGACCGCCTCCGCCTCCACAACAATGTATATGTACCATATTCGCTGTCTCAATGTTGTACTTCTTCTCAATTTCTCTCATTTTTCTAACACTTTCTGTATCTGCATTTTTCATTTTTTTCCTGGGGGCAAAAACACGCATTACATCTTCAATAGTGTCATATTTTCTAACTTTTTCTAAAAACATATCAAATTCTTTTAATATGTATCGTTCGCCTCTGTGTCGTTTATCATTTTCAACTAATCCTTTAAGGCCATAATCACGGCCTACATCCAGGTATGTTATCGATATAGACGGTCTCCGTTGCTTGGTTTTATTCAAATCCGCTGCGGCATTATAAATTGGAGAGCCTTTATTCAAAGGCCCTCCATCAATAGGAATTATCTTCCCACTTTTTTTACTCAAAACTGTCCCCCCGCATCTAATTTTCTACCAAGAGGGAACGATAATATGATCTCATATCATCAGGGGCTATCAAAGTCTGAGAAGGTTCATATTCGTCTAAACCAATCCGAGCTTTACACCAAGGCTTTTCCCTATGCGTCAAGGCCTCTAACTGTCCGCCACTAAATTCCCCATAAGTTGCCCATACATCTTCCAAAAGTTCCAATATCGAATCATCCTCAATATTATGAGCAGATTTTGAGAAGTGATTCGATTCAACCTTATCATATCCGTAATTTCTCAATGCATTCCAAAGCGACCGATTCACCGGGCCATGCACCCATGCTTCAAAATCTCCATCAAACATTTTTTTGTTATTAAATGCATACGACCAGGCTTGGGCATAGTAACACAACTTCTGTAGTTTTTTATTAGTCATTTCTTCTTTTTGAAGGAACCAGTTTGCAACGTCAAAAACGCTATACATAACGCTACCTCCTTTCACGTCAGTATCTCTACTGTCACCTAGAATGTACCACATCTTACCAAGATTTGTCCATGCGCAAATCTTATGAATTTTAATATTCTTTTTCTTTTTTATGAATATTTTGACCATTTTGCTTGCTTTTCTCACGATTTCAAACTTGACTTTCATCTTTCGCCCCACCCCGCTCTATTTTTTATTTACATTATATCCACCTCCTGCTTGGAAATTTATAGGATTTTCTACAAATGTTACACAAAACAAACTGACGCGATCTTACCAATCGCAATATATGGATAAATTTATTTTCATCATACAATATATGACGTAGACAAATTATCTAATCTCGGATATACTATAAATAACAGATCCCGTCAAGCCTCTACTCATCCAATGGATGGGAATGCGTAACATGGCGGGACTTTTGCATTAATGGGGAGAAGTGTCTGGTGCAAATACTACACAATAAGATCAGCGCCCGGAGATATAATACTATCTCCAGGTGCTTTATGCTAATTACCAAATAATTTTATTTTTCGCCTAACTTTAACAATTTTCCCAATTATTTGGTGCTATCCTCCTAACAAGGAGGTGCCATATTTTATGTTTGACTCTTTGAAAGCTGTTCGCAATGTACAAATAATTTCGCATGGCGGGGTCGCACCGCTCTCAAAAAAACAGATTGTTGGGCTCATCATCAATTTGCCAGATGCCAACAAAAATTTAACAAAAGATGAGTTTAACAAAATCTATCAGCTTTATCAAACATTTCGGAAAGACACTACAAAATCAGTATTAGATTACCAAGCCTATGTCCAAGTATGCTCTGAAATTATCGCCGAATTTGAAAAAATTGCACCTTTCAAATTTTATAACGGCGAAGATTCAGTTGATCTGGCTAGAGAAAGCGATGCCAGAAAAGAATTGCGGAGCAAAATCCGGCAGGTTGATGCCTCAATTAGAGCAGCTACAGAAACATTAGAGAATGCTATATCCGACTTGGGCGATCTCACCATTGACGACGTCGTAACAGCCTATAACGAAGGCAAAATTTCGAGCGAGGAGCGAGAGCGGCTGATTAATTCAATAGAATGCTTACAAACAATAATACAATCCCATCCTCAAATTCTTGAAGAGTTAAAAAAAGGAAAAATAGATTTGTTAAACCAACTTCGTGATACCTACTGAAATGATGCTGTTCTGTTCACTTATGATCTAATTGTAAATTACAGAAGGTGTACATTGATGACAGCAATAATGATGCTCGTTTGCAGTGATGTTGAAGAGTACCCGGAGATAAGCGTTATCTCCGGGCACTCTGTGTTACATTTTATACCCCAGGGCCTCCATAAGCGCCATTCTTTGACTATAAGTAAGTGAAAGCGAATTGATATATTCGTATACCTTTTTCTTTTTGGAACCCGATATAGAATCGCCGTGAATATCCTTATCTGCTTCTAATTTCCCAACATGTACCATAATTCCAATATAAGTTCCTGGAGATATGTCATATTTTTGCGCTGAAATTATCTTTTCATACTCATCTTCAAGTTCATAATCGCTTACTTTTTCCTTAGCCTGCGCCAGCGCCAATTCGTATACCCTTTTGACAGCGTTCGCCTTTTCTGTATCATCCAGTTTTTTATAGGCACTTGTGTCAATCATATCAAGCAGATATTTGTAAGCTCTCTGGCCTTTATCTTTCGCAAGCTCTGTATACTCATCTGCTGATAAGTCAACTCGCTTTTTGTCCACATAGAAGTATTTGGGGGCGTAACCGGGCAAAACGCCAGAATCTCCGTTTGTCTCGTATAGCCGTTCCACTTCCTCGTCAACCCTTGTTTGCTCAACTTCCGAGTAATACCCAGGGCTTAAAAAGTTCTGAAACGCTCTGCTTGCCAGATTATCGTTGACCTGCTCTCTGCCCCATTGATCCACGTAGGGTTGCAGTTTTGTACTAGCAAATGGAATTTTCGCCGCTGCTTTTTGCGTCGGATCTGAAAGCAGCTTTGGCCAACTGTCTCCAGAACTTGTGTAGGTACTGCGTCTTACGGGATCGATAGTGCGTGCTACTTGTCCAAACAATGTGGGAACTGCCTGACTTGTATACCCGGTTACAGAATTCAAAAGGAAATCGCTCAGCGGGTGATCGCTGTATCCGACCGATTTAATGCTGCTTTCCACTCCTTGAAGCATTGACATTTCCACAACCGGTTCTAACAAGTTGGTCAATCCATTAATTACTTGCGCCGGAGTTAGGTTCCCGTCGCTTTGCTTAAACTGATTCCATATTTCCGCACCCACGAAAAACGGGAGTGAAGAAGGAGCCGCCCAATCCAAGGTATAGCTTTTCCCGTCGATCTCCAATGCGTAATTCTGATGACCTTGCATTCGGTCAAATTGGCCATTTTTCTTATCCTCATCCGCACCGCCTATAACAATCCCCATTGAGGCCAAAAATGCGCCGAGCGCGGCCAAGGCTGTCCCTGAAAGCCCAGCAGATATACTATCTATTGCCTCATTAGCAGTTTTTGAGCCCTTCTTCACTTGGTATAGATCGTATGTCAATCCCTTAATCAAACCTATCGGACTATACTCTATCCCTCGCTTCACAACGTTAATCGGCGTATTTTTAAATGGCAAATTGCCTCCTATTATCAAATCTGTCGCCTTGTTGGTACGGCTGAATTTATAGATCGCGTCTGCCGTAGCGCTTGCGTCACGATAAGTCGCTTTCTGCGCTTCAGTTGTCGCATACTGCCGCGCACGCTCTAACGCCACCTTTGAAAGCTCTCCGTTGCCATTCAACGCACCCGGAGTTATCCCGTTTGCCTTCATGTATCTTGAAAGTGCATCGACATAATGCATTTTCAGAAAGATAGCGTCTTCCATCTCCATAAGATCGCCGTTTATTGTGCGTGCCCGTTCCAAAAGAGAATTTTTGAAGATTCTACGGCTATCCATAATTTCAGTGGAAGGATTTAATTTTCTTTCACCCATTATGATTTCCTTATTAGCTTCAAAATCCTGTATTGCAAAGTCTCTCAACGCCTTGTCTGGCCTTCCCAGCGTTTTGGTTCTATCCGGCAGCCCTGCAGCGCTCTCAATCACAGCTCCTATCGCGTTCTTTAGCTTCACCGCAGGCACAAATATAGCGTTGCCGACTAGATTCCTTACATGTGTTCTTGGATTTCCCAGCATAGCCAGGTATCGCCAGGCATTCCACTTCTCGACCCACGATACAGGCACCTGTTCGGCAATCTTAGTCACCGCGCGTTTCTTTGCCTGTTCTATTCCGTCCGGCGTTGTCTGTGACAAAATATCCTGTACGGCCTCTGGGGGAATTTTTATCGGCTTTTTCCCTTGTTCAATTAAATCGTTGTTCATACGATTAACCGCCCGCTGCAAGGACATCAGGTTTCCTTCCGGCGTCAGACGCTTTAATAACCGCAATGCTTGGACGTTTTGGCCCATTTCACTACCCAGTGCAGCGACCTCCGCTATCAGTCGCATTACCGCCTCAGCATCGCCGCGTTCTGCCGCCTCTTTAATCAAACATTCGCCCAGCGCAAGGTCATTCTTGGTTACGCGCCGGCCGCTGTCCAACAGTGCGAAAAATTCGCTTTCAACCTTCTCAGCGCCCCGCTGTGCAATCTGATAATTTGCATTTTCAACCGCGCGCTTATCCCGAATCGGGGCATAGGCAAAAGTTCCCGCTTCGACCTCTTTCTTTAGCTGGCGAACCATTTCATCGTCCACCGCCGAGCTTTCCGCCGCATTTTGCACAAACCGCGAAGTTTTTCCTTCCGGGGTTTCTTTGGGGAGCTCTACTTCTCTGCCCCTGGGGTCCTCGCCCGGTCTTAATGCCCCATACTGCTCCACCAGTTGCTCGGTACTCATCCGCCCTCTGCTTTCCGCAGCGCCTACCGTGTTGGGGCCGTATCTTCCTGGGGTGGAAACATCGGTAGCTGCTGCCTGGGATGAAGTACGGTAGCTCCGAAAGTTCTGCTCCAACTGTTCGGCCGCCGTTACCACAGCATCCCAATCCGAAAACAACATCGGCCAGTCTCCGGCGGAAGGATCGTTGAAAATCGTGTTGGCAAGTTCGCGCCAAATATCTTCATCTTTGAAATTCGGCTTAAATTTTTTATGCCTGTCTATTTGAGTTTGAAGGTACGGAACTGCATCTGGTGACGACATATTAAAGCACGACTGTATCGTGTCAATGTATTGAGAATATTGTTCAGGAGCATACTCCTCTATCGCGTGCCCCAGTTCGTGGCGGTAGCTGTCCCCATCGCCGACAAGAAGTATTTTTCCTCTGCCAAGGTAGAGGCCACCCTCTTCTAACATGACTGTCCTACCGTCTACGGTGCGCCTAATCGGCCCGTCAGAAAACAGAACTGTCATCCCGTCCTTTTCTGCCTGTTGCTGCACCGCCCTCTGCTGCGGCGTATAGTCTACTTCTCTTGGTTCCCGGAATTCATATGTTCTTCTTTTCTTTGGCGTCTCCACTCGCGTAATTCCGCCTTCTCGGACGGCGTCAAATCCATCTCCCAGGCTTTTCCGAACCGCTTCCACTCCAGTGGCGTCAGCATCGGAATTATCACGTCCCTCATATCGTCCTCTTCCTCCATCGGCTCCAACTGCTTGTTGTCCTGCTCCGCCATCTATTTCCCCGCCTTTCGTTATTTCATTATCCACAGTATAACTTTGCTGTGTGCGGTTTGCAAGCTCTTCGGCTGTGGGTAGGTGGGGTTTTGGTGCATATGGCAAGCCGTTTTCCTGTTGCGCCGCAAGTCTCGCTTGATTTGCCTGCAATTCCTCCGGAGTGGGCAAGTGGGGTTTTGGCGCTTCCGGTAGGCCCGCCGTAGCGTTGACATTGTTGCGCGGTTGTGGTAGAGTTGGAGCAGAAGAAGTTTGCCCACTGCTCGTTTGGACGTAAGGCTCGGGGTGCGAAAGCGCATCGGCCATTGTGGGAGACTTCTCAATGTTGCGTGGAGAATGCGAATCCGTTTCGGACGTACGGACAGGGCCCTCATTGGGGGCAAATGTCGTCGCAGTAACACGCAGCATTTTATTTTGTGCCAGTTCCTCTGGTGAAAAATCGCTTTGAGGATTGACAGCACTGTCCATTTGTGATAAATTTTGATTGAAAGAAGCAACTGATGTACCATTGGTACCGATTGGGTTTTGTCCCGACGGGCCGCCTGGCAAGGTTGCTTCTTTCTTTATGCCATAATTGTAGACTTGGCTTTCATTTACAGCTTTCATGTCTCTTACTGCAATTCTTACGCCAAAAGTATCATCGCCTATTTTCAATGGCACATAAAAATAATTCCATCTGTAGATGTTTGGATTTCCAGCCTTATCCTGTGTGCTATATAAATATTTTGCCTTGGAGAAAATCTCGCCGGTTTTATCAATGGTTGCCGCTTTTGTCTGCGTTATTTTTTCCAACACTTCCTTGATACCCACATCGTGCAGTTTGGCTTCCAAAATCCTTCCATTGAGGTTTAGTTCAATCGGTTTCCCTTTAAAATTTTGCTCGAGGAAATTGCGTAGCAGCGATTTCACTTCCGCTGTTTTCTGCCGAATGACTGGTATTCTCTCCGCCTTTTTTTGACTTCGCAAATCGGGAAAGTAAGAAGCAAATTTCTCCAAATCTGTATCTTGTAATTCCACATACTCACCAGCCGACAACATCTCGTCTGAAACTTCGCTGGTAATTTGAGCTTTTGTTTGCTGATCGGAGTAGTCAACATTTCGCCAAACCTCAGCCTGAGTGTCCTTGAATTCTTCCAAAGAGATCAATGTCTTTTCTTCTGATGGGTCGCTATTCGCCTGAACCTCCCCTGCTGTCAGTCCAGATTCCTTATCCAGTTTGGACGACAAGAAATCTGTAGTCTGTCGGGCCGCGCCGTACAACCCGCCCGCAAACGCGCCAATTCCAGTGTTGTATAGCTGCTCTTTGATGTCCCTCGGTGTGTCTTTGTCCAGTATCAAATTTTCATACAGGCGTTGTAAATCGTATTCCAAAAATTCTTCGCCGCCCTCAGACGCCGCATCGCCGAGCAGTTCCACCAGTTTGTTGCCCGATAGTTTTGAAACATAGTTGACAATTTTTTGGGGGACTTTGCCGGAATTGAGGAGCTTTTTACCCACAGCTTCCCCAAGATCGCCGCCAAAACCGCCAATAGATTCTATCCCCGCTGAAATTGCTCCGGAACCCAACATCATCGCGGCGGCTTGATCTGAACTGTATCCTTCATCAAGAGCTTGTTGTCCGGCCTGCGCTCCACCTGTAAGGCCGGCATAAACAGAAACGGGAAGCCCCGTAACAGATGCTGCCGCAGCGTCTCCAAGCAGTTGTCCCGAGGAAATAAGAGCGTCGGTGAAAAATTGCTCAGGGCCGCTTTTCCCGTTCATCAGCAATTCTCGCCCTTTTCTCTGGTTATCTTCCAAATGCTGCGTAATCCAATCCTTTGTGGTCGGGTCTCTATCCTTCAACAACTCTGGGAGAAGCCCTGTGTATGACTTTCCAGCAAGCTCCATTGCCTCGTCAAAATCCAAGGGCCCTTCTTGCGCTTTGCGGAAATACTCCTGTTTCGCGGCTTCCGCCTCTTGCCCCATCTTTGCTTGTTGGTTAAGACCATAAGTTACAAGCTGCGCTATTTTCGTCGCCGGGGTGATTGTATCCATGACTGCTTTCGCCATATCCCCAATCGACGGGTCATTCTCCGTCATTGCCCGCGGAGGATTCCTGACAGGGTTCGCCTTTTCCTGATAGTTCAGGTAATTCCGATAGCTGCCGCGCGGCGCATTTTCAACAGAATTAAGCTTCTGATAGCCGTATCTGTCGTAAGGCAACGACTGCTGCACGGGTAGCCCCGCCGACTTCGGCGGGGCTGTTTTTGTGCTCGCATATTTCCTATTGAACTCTTGGGTTGCTGCATTGAACGGGTTTACAAGCGGTTGGGACGACGGCCTATTTTTGCTCAGATAGATTGTCGGCCGATTTGCCGAATTCTTGTTTTTTGTCTCATCGTCCAAATAGATTGTGGGGCTTGTGTTCAAATAAATTGCGGCCATTTTATAACACCTCACATGATGTCAATTCCGTACTTCTGAGCAAGAAGTCTCGCGTCTTGTTCCGTAATTCTTCCAGCGTCCACTTGGCTTTGAATGGCATAAGCCACTTCATTCAATATTTGATCCTGCGCAAAATATGCATTCGCCGGGTTTGTTTGCAGCCTGTTTTCCATTGCGTCATAGAACTTTTGCGCTTCGCTTGACAACTTCGGAGAATAAGCCACGCCCGTGTAATACTGGTAAGCCTGCCTGGCCTCATCGCTGTCCACTCCGCCGTCCAGTAGAGACTGCGCCTGTGCCAGTGATAGCTTCGGCTTGTAGCTCGCCCCAGCGGCCGCCAGCTTGGCGGCATATTCCTGCTGCAAAAGCCGCTCATTCTCCGCGGCCTGAGCCTGCTGCAAGCTGATATTCTGCACCTGCTTGAGGTAATCGGCTTCAAGGTCGGCAAGGGAGGTGTCGCCGTTGGCCCTCACCTGCGCGATATTGGTGTTGAGATCATTCAAAGCGTTCTGATACGCCCTTGTAATCTCGTTCACCTGGTTGCCGTAACTGGTGTCCAGCCCGACAAGGGAGCTTTCCGCCAATCCGCTGTTTGCAATACCGGCCGCGCTCATCTGTTGGGGCAGATTCATAAGCGCCTGCTGCTGACGTATGTAAGCCTCCTGCGCCGCCTGCGCCCGCTGCTCCTCCAAAACCGGCCTTTGGCTTTCCAACCGGTCGACCGCCGCCTCAATCTGTGCCTCCCTGGCCTTCCTTGCGGCCCTTTCCTGCTCCTTCGCCAAGCGTCTGGCCTCGTCATAGTAGGAATCCGTGCTACCCCCGCTGCTCGATGTGCTGGAGCTTCCCGCACCGGATGTGCTGGGCGCTTTCGGCGTGCTGGGGGCCTTCGGTGCGCTGGAGCTGCTTGTACTCCCGCTGGTTTTGTTGTTATTGCGCGGGCCAAGCTGTGCCGATTGCCCCTCGTATCCCGATTGGTATCCATACCGGCGGTTAACATCATCACTTTTATATGATTGACCTGGAGTATAATAAGCCATTGTCATTCCTCCTTCACGATCGGGTTATATCCCTTGCTTTTTAGTTCTTGCACTTGTTTTTCCGCATTCTTGCGATCTCGATACGCCCCCACCTGCACCCGGTAGAGCTTGTCGGGCTGGGGCGGGTTCACCAGCGCCCTGACCCTCTCGCGGAAGGTAAGCCACGCCTCCGGGTGCTCCACATACCACAGCGGGCATTTCTTCCCCGTCACATCGTAGTGCCGAATCACATCTTTGCCCGGGTCAAACCCTCTCCGCTTGCAGATGTCCGCTGCCAGTTCCGCCAATGCCTCCTCCGTCACGGCGCTGAACTTCCCAGTCTTGTCCGGGTGGCACACCTCGATGTTGATGCCGTATTTGTTCCCTTGGCTCGCACCGTAGGAGATTTCCTCCTCCGGGATGCACCGGATGACCTCCCCCTGAAGCCCCACCACATAGTGCGCCGAAACGTAGGTCGCATGGGTTGTGGCAAGGTTGTCGAAGTAGTCCCGGTTGTTCTGCGCCGTGCTGCCAGGGTTGCCCACATAGTGCACGATCACCTTCGTGGGCCTGATCTTCGTCCCCGGCCGGCTGTAGGGGTTTATACGGATGAGCTGTTCCCTGATCTCCATGGCCTCACTCGTCCTTCCCCGACTGCTTCACAAGCTGGTTTGCATATACGCTGCACCCCGCCGCGAGAATCCCCTGCGTCAGCGCTACGAAAACGGCCTGTAACGCATCTTTGTAACCTGTCATGTCCGTGGTCGCCAGCACCCAGACGACGGCCAGCAGCACGCCAGCAGCGCCCAACGCCAGCGGAATATACTTGTCCGCAAATGCCTGGGCCTTTTTTAGCCCCGCGCCCAGCAGGTACAACACCGGCGCCAGAATCAGCAGTTCGGGCTTTATGTAATTCATGATCTGCTCCATATTATTCTTCCTCCTTAGGCTCGGTCGGAAGCTCCCGCAGAACTTCCAACAATTTTGTGATCGTCCCGTTTCCGCCGAGCGCGTGGTACTGCGTGTACATCGCCTCGGCGTTTTCCATGCCGTAAATGGGGCAATAGCCCTTTGCGGAATAGTGGTTGTAGGTCTGGATGATGCGGTCGCGCAGCAGGGCCTGAATCCCCAGCTTCACCGCGTCCTGCTCCTTCATGTACTGTTTGAACCGGCTGGACAGGGTGCGGTAGGCGAGGCCCAACAGGGATAACGCCGCGCCGAACAGCACCTCCAGCCAGTAACGGGCGATAAACTCGATCAAGCTCATCCCTCCGCCTCAAAATGCGCCGCCAGCTCAAACGGCGGCCACAGCATGTCCGGGCAATCCGAGGTGCAGCGGTAGACAACGCCTTGGTTCCGCACCCGCATCCCGGCCTTTGCCGACATATTGTAGACGTAGGGATATATCCCATCCCGGTCTGGCGCGGGCCGCGCGCCGTAGATCGACTCCGTGCCAGTACTGAATGGAGGTTGGTGCTCTTGGGCGAGCACGCCATCCTGCTTCACATACCCCGCGTTGCCCTGGTACTCAAAGATCGCGCCTCTCGCGTAGGTCTTGCCAGCTTCCCACGCGGGGAGGCTTTCCGCAAAAATCCCCATGTCCTCGGGCGGCGGGCTGTCCGGGCTGGTCTGCGCCAACGCCGCGCCCGCTGTTTTCAGATTGTCCACATACTTTACAACCGTCTCTGCATCGTTTCTGTAGTTCATGTGTTCCCTCCCGGCAATACTGCCTGCGTGCGGGCGTAATACTCCCGCAGTTCCTCTAACTCGGTCTTTTTCCCCATTACAACACTGAACGTCCCGTCGCGGTGGTCGGTGATCGGCCCCGCGAAGCAATACTCGCTCTGGTCGTAATCTTCGCCGCCATGCCGCAGCGAGAACGCCGCATTATCCACAAACAGCTCCGCCAGCTCCGCATAGCTGCTGCCTGTGATGCGCAGCTCCAATGCGGGCCGGTTGGCCCCATGCACATTGCGCTGCACAGCTATGGCCATTCCTTCCAATGTTTTGTCGCCTATGATAATCATTCTTTGCCCCCCTTATCCCGGTAGTACTGCCTGCGTGCGGGTGTAATATTCCCGCAGCTCTTCCAATTCTTCCACTGGTTCCTGCGGCGCGGGAATTTCGCTCCATCCCTCCGGCGATTCCACATCGATGGCCGGGGCCACCGTGTCGCCGTCTGTGACCGCCATGCCCTCAGCGGCTATAAGCCGGTACCAGAGCACATAGTCCCCCTCCGGTTCTTGCAGGGTGAACCGATTGCCCTGCCGGTACAAATTGCGTATTTCCAATCACAACACCCCCTGTGCATATGTAATATTTGCATATGATAATCGGTTTTCCCCCTTACCCCGGTAAAACCGCCTGCGTGCGGTCATAGTATTCCCGCAGTTCATCAAGCTCAGATTCTTCGCCTTGATCGACAGGTTCATCCGTCTCTTCGTATGCATAACGCAGCGGCGGCACATCAACTGCTTCATCGTATACGTTTCCGGTCTCAACCTGGCGTATTTTCATTCCTGCGTCCGAATAGGTGCGGATTAGCGTTCCGTTTTCCATCAGTTCTGATTTCATCATACTTACACCCCCACTATTTGACTTGCATATGTAGCCCAGTTTGTCGCCGCTTTCCATTCATCTACAAGTTCCATTGGCACCCTAATTTGTGCATCGGCGGCGATATTGCTAAAGGCGCTCGTGGCCGAAAGAGCAGGGACACTAGTATGTTTCGTAAAATCAAAATATGCCACCCCTGAGCATGAGGAAAAAGCGTTGCTGTTAATTGTTTTTACGCTACCAGGGAAATATACAGCCGATAAATGATAACAGCTATTGAAGCTATTGGTATTAATTATAGTTACACCATCGGGAATAGAAATATTTGATAAACTGTAACAAGCGGAAAAAGCATTAGTTCCGATACTGGTTACACTACTAGGAATAGATACGCTCGATAAACTGTAACAGTATTGAAAAGTATAATTATCAATTTTGGTTATACCATTCGGAATAGATACGCTTGATAAATTGTAGCAATATTGGAAAGCATTAATCCCAATACTTGTTACACTATCTGGGATAAAGATATTTTTCATGCGATCGCACCTATTAAAAGCAGCAGCCCCTATGACAGCATTTTCCCCAATTTCTACCGAGTATATTGACCCACTATAAGCTCGATTGGCTGAATCTGTATCTGATGAATTTCTCAGAATTGGGGTGCCGGCACCAGAACTACTTCCACCAATTAATCCCATTATCCCGTCTACAGATAATGTAATAACATAATTGCCTGGAGCGGCATAATTATGTTTCGGCGTCCATGCATATGTGCTTGTACTTGTCCCAGTAAGTGTGTCCGTAGCTGTACCGTCTCCCCAATCTACTATAACAGTACCGTTCGGGCATACACCCAACATAGGAGACGTTCTACCTTCTTGCAGGCTAATATAGATTCTGGTCTTTCCATCTTGAACCGGGGTGAACGGATCGTCACCGCCTCCCGAGATAGAATTCACGCCCGCCGTAAGCTCTGCAAATGTCGCCACATCGCCCGCCTTGGAGACCGTCCCGCCCTTGTCGGTGATGGCGGTCTCCAAACTCGATTTTCCATCAACGACAGACTGAAAATTTTCCTCCAGCGCCTCCTGCACCGTGGTTGCCGTCATGCCCGATATCGCCGTGATCGGTACGTCTGCGGCGGCCTGCTTGTTGACAAGCTGCCACTCTCCGTAATACACCGGGCGGCTGTTTAAGCGAACGGAACGGGTATACAAAGCATTGTCTACTATGCCATTTGACGCCTTAGATTCGCGGAATACAAACTGTTGCGCAGCAGATGTATTTGCGATGACGAATCCAAAACATGTATCGTAAGTATACGGATACGGCGCATTGTCCGCATCTGCATTACTCGTATAAAATCCGGTCTGAGTTGCATTGTTCCAGTCTGTTACAGTTATTGCGCTGAAACCAGATGAAGAAGACAGGAATTGTGTCCACTCAGTGAAGTAACCAGAACCCATATAGTGCCGGTAGCCCGCCCATATGTTCATCATGGAATAGTCGCTGCACATGATAAACTGTGCATCGTTGATTGTCAGGCCGTTGCATACCCCACCACTGGAATCCGCCTCCATATCGGGTAGATTTTGTGCTGTCAGATCACTGGTGTAAAGCCCTGTGTTGGTAGCGGTGTCCCAGTTGGTCACTGCTTGCGCTGTTTTGCTCAACGCACTCACGTCGGCCGCGGTCAGCGTCACCGCGCCGGTCTTGCCGTTCACCGATTCCACCGCTCCGCCGCTGCCGCCGCCCTCCGGTGCGGTCATGGTGCCGTCCGCATTGACAGTGACGTTTCCGCCGTTTTTGACGCCGCCGAGCGCGGTCCCCGCAACCGGCAGGACATAGTTGTTGGCCCCTGTGGCGACGCCGTTGAGCTTGGTTTTGTCTGCGGCAGACATGAACCCCCCTGCGCTGGTGGTGGCTGCGCTGTGGGTGTGCCCCGAGGTTGCCGCGCCTACCTCCGCCGCTGTGGGCGTCCAGCTATCCGGCCGCGCCCCTGTATCTTCGGCTGTGATAGTCACATTTCCGCTCGAATCAGGCGTTTTTCCGTTCACGCTGGACACTGCGCCCTTCAGCGATATTTCATCAATGATTTCGTTTACCTTGTCTGTCACAGCGATTGGCGTAGTCTTTTCTGTGATCTTGTCCAAATCTTCACCACTCCTCTCTAATGTTTTAGAATTGGATTTCGTTACCGCAGATAGGTAATATTTGCATTGGTCGCACCCCACGGCGCGCCCGATACCGCCCCCTGCGCAAAGTCGCAGGTAATTTGGGTCAGGTTGGTGCAGTCGGTAAATGCGTTTGTTGCTATCGATTTCAGCGCATTGCCCAGCCTCAGTCTCGTCAAGCCGGTGCATCCATTAAATGCATTAAAGCTGATGTCGGTCAGGCCGGATGGCAGTTCGGTCAGCGCGAGGCTCGTGCAATTCTTAAATGAGGTAATGCCGATTAAAGTTAAGTTGTCTGGTAACTCAGTCAGTGCGAGGCTCGTACAGCCTTCAAATGCACTGGTGCCGATGCTGGTCACACCGGGCGGCAACTCAGTCAGCGCAAGGCCTGCGCAGTACTTAAATACACTTAAGTTAATACTGGTCAATCCGGCGGGTAACTCAGTCAGTGCAAGTTTGTCGCATCCCTCAAATGCATTGGAGCCAATACTGGTCAAACTGGCAGGTAACGCAGTCAGCGCAAGGTTTCTACAATATAGAAATGCATTGTTTCCGATATTGGTCAAATCAGCGGGCAGTTCATTCAACGTAAGGCTACCGCAATATGCAAATGCTGAACTTTTAATAGACGTGACGCTGGCCGGTATCGCAACCGTATGGAGATTGACGCAATTATAGAATGCACCCGTCCCGATTTCCTGTGTCCCATCAGGGATTGTAAATGTCTTAAATGATCGATCCACTATTTTTGTGAGGATGTCATCGACCCCGTCCGCCAACTCCTGGAAGGTCGCCACATCATCCTCCTTGGAAACCGTTCCGCCACCGTCGCTAATGGCGGTTTCCAAGAGCTGCTTTCCACTAGCGACAGATTGAAAATTTTCTTCCAGCGCCTCCTGTACGGTGGTGGCCTGCATCCCGGAAATCGCAGAAATCCCAATGGCCGACGCTGCGTGGCTGTGGTTACCCGCCGCCACATTGCTCGCTCCGGTTCCCACATTCTTTGTCGCCGCGCTGCCCAGGCCGGTGATCGCCGTATAGGAATGGGTATGGCTCGCCGCAGCCGCGCCCACTTGCGTATATGTATGCGTATGGCTATTCGTAGCCGCGCCTACTTGGCTCGCAGTAAGCGTGACCGCGCCTTCCCCATTGGGGAATACCCCATTGATAGACCGCACCACACCGCCGCTGGATGATCCGCCGCCTTCGCCGTCCTCTGCAGTGAGCAGATAGCCCGCAAACTTGTCGTATGAGATTGCGCTGACTGTTCCGTTAAGCGATTCAATGTCGCAGACCGACAGCTTGTATTTATCCCCGTCCTTGCGGAATACACAGATGGGGTTTTGATCCTCAAGAGATAATGTCAATGTGTATCTCCCGTCGGTCAGCGCCGACCACCTCGCGTCAGTTTCGGTAAAGTCGGTGCGATTCAGCTTTGCGCCGGCGTCCGGGGCGGTCATGGTGCCGTCAGAGTTCACCACTACGTTGCCGCCGTTTTTGACTCCACCTAGCTCGTCTCCTGCGATGGGAATGGTAATATTGTTTAACTCTTCTGTAAGCGAGCGATTTCCTGAGAACGTAATATCTCCTGCAAGATTCAGATTTCCGTTCCAATCCACTGTCATTGCATTGGAACGATTCGATGTTGACGTGCCATTTCCAAGAATCAATGCTGCAGTTATGTCTTCTGCATTATACTTACCGATAGCAGATTGGCAATTTGAGTTTGTAAGCGTATAATATCCCCTTGCATGGGAATAATCCCCTCTAGCCTCCGTACAACTTCCTTCTGCATGAGCGGCGTATCCGATTGCTTTTGTTTCGGTGCCCTCTGCATGAGAGCAGTTTCCGCTTGCCTCTGAATAGTTTCCTTCTGCATGAGCAGCATAATCGATGGCTTTTGTGGATTTTCCCTCCGCATGAGAATAAGACCCACTAGCCTCTGAATCGTATCCTTCTGCATGGACAACGTAACCGGTGGCTTTTGTGGATTTCCCTTCCGCATGAGAATAAGACCCGCTGGCCTCTGTAGAATCTCCCTCCGCATGTGCAGTTTTGCCACTCGCTATTGTATTTTTACCTTCCGCTGTTGATTCTGCTCCAACAATCGTTCCATCTCTTCGTCCAACACTTACATAACCAGACGTTGCAACAGGGTCTAAACCCGAAATATCGTCTGCGGTATGCGTGTGGACAGCTGGTGCCGCCCCCACATCTTCCGCAGTCAGATTGCTCAACTCGTCTGTGAGCGAGCGGTCTCCCGAAAAGGTGACGTCTCCCGCGAGTTTCAGGTTTCCGTTCCAGTCCAGCGTCATCGCATTGGAACGCGCGTCTTCTGATTCTCCGTTACCGACGATTACCGCTGCATTTGTGTCTTCTTCGTTAAATTTTCCGATTGCAAACTGATTCTCTGCGCTTGCTATAGTGTGGTTTCCTCCGGAATGGCTCGCGTTACCAGATGCACTCGTGCTAGTGCCCTCAGCGTGTGCATGATCTCCACGAGCACTTGATGTTCCTTCTGCATGTGAGCAAACTCCTGAAGCAGAAGATATTTTCCCTTCCGCATGAGACCATTCGCCCGTTGCGCTCGTCCCAAAGCCTTCCGCATGAGCCCCTTTTTCGGTTGCATCAGTCATATAACCCTCTGCGTGAGAGTAATCTCCTGTCGCCTTGGTAAAGCTTCCCTCGGCATGAGAAAACCCATATATGTAGCCAGAAGCTAAGGTGTTACTGCCCTCCGCATGGCTTGCACGACCGGATGCATTTGTGTTGATCCCCTCCGCATGAGAATAAGATCCGCTCGCCACATTGTCCGGAACGTTAAATATTTCCGCCCCAGTTGCGGGCGTCCCGTCCCCTTTTGCTCCGTGGCGGCCGATCATCTTGACATAATTGGTTCCGTCTGCGGAATACTCCACCACGCCGTTTTCGTCCAGGCGCATCTTCAGAATGTCGTCCGACACAATCCTGCTGCCCAACTCAGTGTCCAGCTCGTCGATCAGCGCGTTGTATTTTGGCTGTACGACCTCCTTCACCGCGCGGTCAAATACGTATTTGTTTTCCTGCGCGGTTCCGGTCAGCCTGTCGGGCGCGCTGACCACGTCTTTATCGGCGTAGTCGGCCGCCGTTATCTTTTTATCTGTAATCAATCGATCACCCCTTTGCATAGTTGCCCTTTACATACCGCTTGATGATGCCCAAAATGCCAAAGCCCTCGTTTTTGGCCTTGTTTCGGACGATGAATTGCAGCGTCTTGTACTTCTTCACCTTAAAATTCATCGGAACCACCTGCGGCGCGTCGTTGCTGTTGAAGCTGATGCGTTCAAAATCGATATCGCTCCAGTTCCAGATGTCCATATAGGCGCTCGTCATCGATTGCTCAAGCGTGTCCCGGTCGGTGCGCACCAAAATCTCCACGCTGCTGCGCTGATAGGGCTTGATCTGGATGCCGCTGCCCTTCTTCGGCATGGTCTTGAGGGTCATAAAATCCCCGTCATCGTCCGCCTTGGTGGCCCATTGGCAGTAGATCGCCTCGCTGTTATCTTTTGTTTCATCAGCGTGCCAGTTGTCGCTGTATGCCTCCATCGGGCGCTCACTCATCGCCAAATCGTTGTTAAATCGGCAAATCCATCCGTCCGCCTTGCCAAAGTACAGGTCGCCATCGTGTTCAAAGAAACAGACAGCCGGTATGTTGTTCCAGTGGTAACATTCATAGATGTAGTCCCCGTTCGTCTTTGATACATACGATTTCGGCTGGTTCCCGTCGAGGACATAGCAGTTGTTGTTGACGCACACCAAATACTTGTTGTTCCAGTTCACCGCAATCGCCCCCGCCAAATTGGGCTCCTTGGTCAATGCCGGATCGACATAATAGCTGCGGTTCTGCACGGTGCGTTCCGCGTTGATCAGATTGGAGGTGATCGCATACACGCCGGTGCGGGCCAAAAACAGCGGCTCGTCGTCGATGGTGGCGAAGCTCCCCGGAGCAATCGCCCCGATGCCCGCGATCCCCTGCTTGAGCGGAAAGGTGATCGTGGTCCCGTCGTAGGAGGCGCTGCGGAAAAAGATGGTGGAATCCTGCGCGTTGTCCTCCTTGATGATCGCCAGGTATTCGCCCACGCGCGCATAGCCCATAATCGCCGTCCCCGAAACGCCCACGTTGGAATAATTCATGTCCGGGAAGTAGGTCGGGTCGTTGATGTTTGAAATCCAGTCGGTGTTCGGATAGTCCGGGTTTCCCGAAACAATCACGCGGTCGGTGTTTCCGTATCCGTACTGGGTGCAGATGGTGCACCCCAGAATCCGGTTCTGGTAACCCTTCGTCGTCTTGGTAAAGGTGATCTGCACATTGTCCTGGCCCGTCACAGTCGGCTTTCCCGGCGCAGTCGTGAACGTCACCTTGCCCGCCGGGGCGTCCACCGTGTACTTCGTCGTTGTATCGCTGTTTTCTACTTCCTCTCCATTCACCATCACCTTGTCCACGCTTTCGATGTCGTCACTGGTGAGCTGGTACACCGTCGCTTCTCCATCCGCCAAAAACGAATTCGTCCGTTTCTTTTGCAGCAGGTTCACGCTGTAAAGCGGCGTCCCGCCTCCGCTCGGTGCGCGCCCGATCACCACCGTCGGCACATAAGCGTCCTCGGTCGCGTCCTTCACATTGATCTGATATTCTCCCTCAGCTTCGCCCTCCACCGCCTCGCAGACCAGATATTCCGCCCCGGTGAGAAGGTAAAATTTATCATTGAACACAAAGCCGCTCGACTTCCCGTTGCGAATTTGAACGCCCTCGATCTCCTGCGGCGCATCCGACAGGTTCCATCGGTAGAGCTTCGTGCCGCCGTGAACAAAATAATACTTCTCGCCCTTCAGCTTGGCGTAGAAAATCCCATTGACCGGTGAATCCACCTGGTGCAACCGCCGCCATCCCACCCGCTTCTCCGGGAAGTTGTCGTTGTCCGATACCAGGTTGGGCGCATAGGGAGAGCGCGAATTGTCTATCTTGGTCGGGTCGCTCGCCATGTCCACGCCCTTGAAATTGGAATACACGGTGGTATAAATCTTCGCCATGCTACCACCTCGCCTTCACCGTCGCCATCGGTCCGGGAATCGCTGTATTAAGAGTGGCCACCATTCTGTCGTAAAGCGCCAGCAGCGAGCGATAATCCACCACCAGGTCCACAACAAGCTGCTGTGCCGCCACCCAGTAGGGCATACACTCCTGTGCATCGGGGTCGATCTCAAACTCGTAGCTGTCCGGCGTCTCTTCGGTGATCGGCGCGGGATATGCGAAGTATTCCAGCTCCACGCGCCTGGTTTCGTCCGCCGGCAAAACAAGCGATTTCCCGATCCATTTTCCAATGCCGATGGTCTCATAGTCAGCCCACAGCCGCAGCGGCATATAAAAGTCGTCCGGCGCGGGGTACTCGATGTACTTCTCGTCATTATCAGGAGGGTGGATCGGCACGACATACCGGCGTTGGATGCGCTTGATGGTCGCCATATTCCGTTGTGCAGCGTCGAAAAACGCGTTCATCTTGAGGTTGATATCCTTGTCGATTGTCTTGTTTCCCCCCGAGGAGTATTCGTCCATCAGCTTGATGACCTTATCCTTTGCTTCTCCCAATGTCATACCGTTCTCCTCCTTTCAAAAAAGGGCGGAGCAATGCCCCGCCCTTTGGATGTTGTCTCCGTCACGGCAAAACCACACAGGCCGCCTTGATGGTAGCCGGTCCGGTGATTTGGATTTTCCCTCTATTTTCGCCGGAAACGTTGACAAACGCGCCGCTCTCCAGGTTGACGCACTGTGTCCCGGCCGCCGAGAAGGTCACCGTCAAATCCTTGACGCCCTGCAGGCCGTTGCCCGCCTTGATGACCGCGCTGCCGGCCGCTGTGGCCTCCAGGATAATCAGCATCTTTTCATCCGCCGCCGCGGTGATGAGCGCGCCGTCCGATGCATTCAGCGCCGCGGGTGCGGTGTACGCTGCGGGCGTATTTCTGGAAAGAACGGTGTTTACAATTGCTGTCGCTGCCATAGGTTACCCCTCCTTAGCTGTTGTGGCATTTGAGCACGGCCAATTCCTTGGGCCGCACCACCTTGCCACCGTAGGTGTTCAGTCCTTTGATCGCGTCCGAAAAGCGCTTCTCCGGGCGATACGCTTCCAACTTGTCGATGCCGTTGCAGTATGCGGCGGCCTTCGAGGTCTTGACGATGATGTAATCGTCGGTGCCGTCGTTGTAGATGTTGTTGGACATCTTCACACGGGCGCTTTTGTACAGGCCGAGCACGCCCTTTGCAATCAGGCCGTCGTTGTCGGTCTTGAGCTCCACCAGGCGGTCGGAAAACAGGTCGTAGAACCAGGGCGTCAGATAGATCGTCACCTTGTCCTTGGTCGATACCCCGTTGTCCCACAGCTTGACAAACAGCTTGTCAATCGCCTTTTTGGCCGCGTCCGCCGTGGTGATGCTGGTGGAATTGCTGGTGAAGCCGGCTCCCAGGGCCAACACCTTGGCGAGGAAGGTGTCCTCCGCTTCCGCCAGGCCGCGCGTGGTCTCCTCAGACAGCGCGGGCATGAGGCCAGGCGTCGCCTGCGCTTTGTCGATGTCGTCGATCCCGTAGTTGAAATAGTCGTACTGGTCGATATCCAGGAACACGCTGGTGTCGGGCGGGGTCTCCGGCGCGTCGATGTCCGTCTCCGGCACATATTTCTTGATGGTCGGGCGGCTCACGCCGAGAATCTTCACACGCTTGCCCTGTTTTGCCTCACCCTCAAACTTGTAGTCGCAATCCTGTTTGAATACGGTGAACTTGGGCAGCTCCAACTGAATGTGCTTGCTCCACACTGTGGGTTTAAAATTTGAATATGCCATACCTCAAATCACTCCTTATCTCCATTTTGTCATTGACCGCTGCACCGCTTCCATCACGCGCGGATTCTCCAAGTCCTTTTCGGACAACCGGTCCACCTCCTCGGGGGAATAGTAGTCCTTTTCCTTCGGGGTGCTGGTGTTCACCGCGCCAATCTCGGGCGGCGCAGGCTTGGTGTTCTGCTGCCGCGTCTGGCTAACTGCGTTGTAAGCGGTCTGCGTATCCACCCCGGCCGCGCGTAGGGCGAGGAACTGCGGCCCCAAATCCAACACGCTTTTTGCCGTCTCCCCCGGATTCAGCCGCTTGATCTCCCCCAGGTCATCGTCTAAAATCCGCTGGTCCTCGCGCCGCTGGTACTCCGCGAGCTGCTGCCTCATCTGTACGACCTCCGGCGCGTTTTGCATCGCCTGCCGGAACCGCTCTTCCTCCGCTGCCCGCTCCTGTCTGAGCTCAGACACGCTGATGTTCCTCTGGGCCGCCTCCAGCGTGTCGAGAACTTCGTCCAGGTTGTCGCCCTGGTACCCGTACCGGTTCAGGACATTCTGGGCGCGCTGGGCTGCCGCCCTGGCCTGTTCCGCTTCCCGGCGCGCCGCCTGGGCCTCCCGGCGAAACTGTGCGAACCTGGCGTTTTCCTCCGCCGTCTGCGCAGGCTTGGCGGGTGCCTGCGGGCCGGGTTCCGTCGTCTGTTCCCCGGCGGTTGCGCCATCCTCTGCGGCGGGTTCCTGAGCCGCCACGACCGGCTCCTGTCCCGCGTCATCCTCTGTGCTGAGAATGCTATCAGGATTTAACTCTTCCATCGCTTCACTGCTCCTTTTCTTCTATTTGTTCTGCTTCCGGCGGTTGATAATTCGGGCACTGCCGGTTCCAGCACCCGTATTCCGGGTTGTCCTCCTGATCCACCCGGTTGATCTGCATCTCATTGCGGCAAAACGGGCACAGCATTTCCCGCACCTCCTCCCATTGCCTGCTGCATGGTCTGGATAGTCTGTTGCTGCTGCTGAATAATCCCAATCGCCTGCTGCAACTGATCCTCCTGGGCCTGCTGCCTTTTTTCTATGATCTCCTGTAGCTTTGCCTTCGGTGCACTGGCGTTGTCGTCCAGCGCCTCGACATATTCCTCAAAGGTGATCGCCCCGGAATCGAACAGGGCTTGGATCGCCTGTTCCTGCGCAAACTTGCTGTAGGGGTTGTTTGGGGAGACGTCGATGCGGATAAACACCCGCATCTGCTGCAAAACTTCAGCTGGAATCACTTCCACCTGCTTCATCCCGTCCCGCTCGATCTCCACCTCCAGGCCGTTGGGGTTGTACGCGGCCCAAATGGCGAACCACACGCTCGCAACGTCCTCCACAAACTGCCGGAACGCCGCCACCTGCTCGTTGAGCGGAAGCGCCGCCTGCTCCTGCACCGCCACAATCGCCGCGCCGCTCGCCTGTGTCGGGTCCACCTGGCCGGTCGCCGCATCGCCCGCCCCGGCCAGTTCCCGCGTCTGTGTAATCAGCTCATCGGTCAACTCCTTGGCGTCGCCCGACATCGGCGCGGGGTTGAGGTAGGTCACCATGTCGCGCACATTGGAGACGCCGCCCTGCACTTCGATTGCCGCGCCCACCTCGTCGAGCTGGTCGATGTTCTCCACCATCTGCCCGTTGTACACCAGCCGCGCAAAGGCGGTGATCTTGGCGTTGATGAGGCGGCGCGCCAGCAGGCGGTTGACCTCGATCTGGTTGGGGATCAGCTCCTTGACCTCGCCCATGCCGCGGGCGCTGTTTCTTCCGCGCTTCCACACAAGGCTTGCGATCGGGTATTGTGTCAATTTGCCCGCGATATTCCCCTCCGCGTCCTCCGACTGCACCGCGGTGTCCTTTTGATAGATCACATTCCGGGTTGCCCTGCAAATATGCACCACGCCGTCCTTCTTCTCCATATAGAGCAGGCTGGTGCACTTCTCGTCCTCTCCCACCTCGCGGCGCTCTTCGTCGCTGGTCCGGTGTTCCGGCTCGTCCGGCTGGATCAGGTCGATTTCATCCTCTGTCAGCCCGTTTTTCTTCGCCTCCTCCCGCAGCTCAGACACAAATCTCCGCTCTGCAAGGATGATATATTTCTGTTTCTGTAGATCCGGGCACTGCTCGTCCGACAGGTACACGTCGGTGTTGCCGATGAGCTGGGCGTTGCCCTCTCCGTCGTAGAAAAACACATACGCGTCGCCGGAGATGCAGGCGTCTTTGACCACATCCCAGCACATTCGGTCCATCTTGCGCAGTTCCCACTGGCGCGCCGCGTTGGCGTCCAGCAGTTCGCAGACCTCCCGTTCCTCCTCGCCGCTGCCCGGTCTCATGCTGCTGTAGTGGATGGACATGTTGTTCTGCGCCACCGTTGCAACCTTGTATTCCACCGTCGGCTGGATCACGTTCATAACAGGCATCCGCTCGCCGCCGCTCTCCAACCCGTGCCACTGATCCCCCAGGAAAAACCGGTACGCCTCTTCTGTTTTGCTGTACAGATTTTGCCGGTTGAAGTAGTCCACGCCTTTCTGGTATAGCTTCCAAATTTCTGTGCAGGCTTCGTTTTGCCAATCCATATCATTTCACCTTCTTTTGGCCCTGGCTCGTACCGTTATACGCCTGGATGTTGCTCTCAATCTGCGTCCAGCGTTGTAGCTCCGCGCCCCCCAGGGGGCCCTCTCTCGGCCCTCCGGGCCGATTCACCTTGTTTGACCTCACGCGCCTTTTCGGCCTCCTTACAACAGACGCCCCCGGTTCGTCCCGCGCCGTCCGCCGTCCGTCTATCGTCCCCTGCCGGTAGGCCAACAGCACCATGACCGGGGTCGCCACCAGCAATATCGCCATAACCAGTTCCGTCGTCATACCACTTTCACCTTGTCCCCTCTCCCTGTCGCGTTCTTTTTCGGCTTTTCCCACGAAAAGTTGTAATGCTTCTCCGGTTTCGGCCTTCTGCCCGGCGCTGGGCGGCCCGCCACAAAGTAGCGGATCGCATCCGGCGCGTGGGTGATCTCGTGCGGCTCGTCTGCGCAGTCGTTGGGGTCCTTGTCGTCAAATTGCAGCGCGGGCAGTGTGCGGATGAGATTGACGCAATTCGCAAATATCCTCAGCCCTGCGCATGGGTTCCCCCGCTCGTCCGTGTCCGGCGCCAGCCACTCGTGCAGGTTAAGCCACCCCTGCACCCTGTCGTTGTCCGCCTTGACCAGATTCACCCCGTGCTCCGCAAAAAGTTCCGCCGCGCTCTTGCCGCTGTCCTGCCGGCGGTTCCACAGGTCGGGCGGGGCGATATACTGGTAGATTTTCTCGCCCTGGGGCGTCAGCTCCCGGATGCGCGCCGCCGCGTCCCGGATGATATGACCGGCCCCGTTTTTGCCCCGCTCGTTGTCCCTGCCCTCGTATAGCTCCCGATACACATATGCCCGACCCTGGTGATCCACCGCGATCCAGTAGCCCGCCAGCATGTCCAAACCGTAGTCCATAGCGAAATACCGCCGCCAGTCCGCCGGGATTGGAAACGGCTCCATCACGTGGATATCCCGGTTAAACTCGCTGAAATACTGCCCGTCGAAGATATCCCAATCTCCGTCCAGCATCGCCTTGCGGCGCTTTTCCGGCAGATTTTCCAGCGTCCGCACATAGTCGGGGGAGTTTTTCATCAGAAAATCGTTGTCGTATACCTTCGCCGGAATGAAGGTGTAGTCCTCTGCTCGCTCAGACCGCCGGTAGTCTCGGGTGATGAACAGCCGTTTCACCCATTCGTGCCCCACGCCGCCCGGGTTGCAGGTAAAGTACATCCGCGGTGAAAACGCCTCCCTGCACAGCCCGCTCGACCGGTTGCATTCCGTGAGCGCCTGAAACTGGAACTCGGTGAACTGCGTGGCCTCCTCCATAAAAATCACGTCGTATGCCTGCCCCTGGTATTGCAGCACGTCCCGTTCCGCCGCGCAGTAGCCCAACACGATACGGCTTCCGTTTTCAAAGACAAACTCTTTGCTCTGCTCCTTATATCTCGCCACCCCGCTCAGCATCCTGAGCAGTGGAATGGTGTGATTTTCCCGCAACTCCGGCAGCGTCCGTCGCAGAAGCAATATCTGTAAGCCCGGATACCGCAGCGCAAGCAGCACCGTCTTGGTTCTCGCCGCATGGCTTTTCCCGCCGCCGCGCGCCCCGCCGTATGCGATATATCTGGTTTTTGCCTTGTAAAATTCGATCTGCTTGGGGTATGGCTTGGGTATCTTGATCGTTATTCCGCCCATGCGTCCGCCTCGTCCACAAATTCCACAGTGATCCCGCCGCTGTGTTCGGTCTCCTGCTTGTCCTTATATCCGAGGCAGTTCTTCCCGAAAAACTGCGCGAATTGCGCGTTATACTGTCCACCCATACCATTGACGAGCCATATTTTTTCCTGTAATTCTTTCGCGTGTGAATATGCTGCGGAAAACCTTGCGTATTTTCCGCGCCATTCTGTCAATGTGGACATATCCACCCCGATGGAATCCGCGAATCCTTGGAAGGTCGGAAACTGTATCCCAACTGTGACCGGCTCCTCGCTCTTGACGCCCCCATCTGCATAATAGGTGCGTTTATATTCCACCCGCTGCGGTTCCACCCGAAAATAATCGACGATTTTTTCGCAATAGTCCGCCTGATATTTTGTCGGTCTGCCGCCCGGATGCTTCTCTGTGCTTTCTCGCGCCACGCTATCACCTCCTCAAAACTGAATTCGTCCGCTCATGTTGTCCATCATATCGCGGATCGTCTGCAAGAGCTCTTGTTGCTCAAGATGCAATAGCATATCCCGGCGCACCAGCGCGCTGATCCTATACCAATTTTTGCGTTTGTGGATTTCTCGCCGCCTACCTTCCAGCGCCGTTATCTCCTCTTGGTACTCCCGGATTAGATCATACATCCCGCTCTCTCCTGCAAAAAAACAAACAGGGGCCACAAGCATCTCTGCTCATAGCCCCTGTTGGCTGTATCCGCCTACCCAATTATAGGCGTCTTACTTTTCACTTTTCGTTTGATCCGCACGACCACAATTTGGCCGTGTTCCCTTTTCACTTCCGCCGTGTCGCCGGATTTTACAATCTGTAGAATTTCATCCAGCATCTTGCTGTATCTTTCCGCTCCATCGGCCATCTTTATACCTCTAGTATATCATATGTTCCATAACTTTTCAACCGATCGATTTTTCTCATATTTATTATACCACAACTGTGATACAAAAGTTAAAACCTCAACAACAATGCCCCGGGCTTGAACCTGGGGTATTGTTGTTTCTATATTCTCATGTTTGCACATGTAAAAATATTTGTTTTTCTGTTGACAAATACTTTTATATGTGTTATTATGATATCGTCGGGAGGAAAGTACATGAAAAGCTATTCATCAAGGGAAGTTATCGCGATACTAAAAGCGGATGGATGGTATGAAGTGGACGTGACCGGAAGTCACCACCAGTTCAAGCACCCAACCAAAAAAGGGCGGACAACGGTAAAACATCCAGACAAGGATATCCCCCGCAAAACACTTGACAGTATCGAACGACAGTCGGGGCTTAAATTCAGGTAAGCCCCGACTCCCTCCCCTTAATTTTAACAGGAGGCTTTGTTTATGAAGAAAACCGAACGCTATATTTATCCCGCTGTATTCACCTATGATGCTGGTCAGGAAATCGCCGTTGTCTTTCCTGACTTGGATGTTGCTACCAGCGGCGTAGATGACAACGATGCGCTGTTATCTGCAAGAGAACTGCTGGGCTGTGCCCTCTACGGCATGGAGGAGGATAACGAGGAAATCCCCACACCTACGCCGCTGTCTGATATAACAACCGCCAAAAACGAACGGGCTGTGCTGGTCGATGTATATATGCCCTCTATCCGCATGGCGAAAGTTAACCGGTCTGTTAATCGCACTGTGACATTGCCTGCATGGCTCAATGCTGCGGCGCTGGAACGCAATATCAACTTTTCCCAGGTTTTGCAGGAAGCCCTCATGACAAAAATTCAGACAAACAGAATGTAACAGCAAACAATGTGCCGGGTATATACCCGGCACATTGTTTATTGGTGACCGCCCATTTTTCTCAATCTATCATTCTCCCACAAACTGGGCAAAACTTATATTTGATGTGTTCATATCGCCCGTCTCCGACATACGCAGACCATCCCTTGTTTTTTCTAAATATTTCGCACCATTTGCATTCGGGCCCCGTCGCCCGTTCCAGCTTTTCTTTCATAGACGCCAGCGCAATCGCTTTAGCCTCTTCGCTGATCTTCGGGCGCATATTGCGGTGATATGCATCGTCCTCAAATTCTTGGATTGCTTTCTCGAGCTCCCCCCGCATTGTCTGCCCTCCTGTTCCACACCGCTGTCAGTCATTCCGCATCCCCCCACTTGGTGACAAATCCATCTTCCAGATTTTCTTTGTCTAGCGAAAACCCTGCAAAGTTATTTATACCATCTTCATCGACATAGACAACATCCATTCCAACCGCCCACGTTGTGTCTGGAATCTCAATCGTAATGCGTTTCATTTTGCATCCTCCCTTACCGTCAGTCCCATCTGCACCACCCGGCGCCGGAGCAGTTCGTCCGCCACATCATCCGCCTGCGCTTCCTTGTATTCTTCCGTCAGCGTTTCATAACGCTCAAACATCCTCTGCATCCGCTTCGCCCCGATTCCCAGCGCGTCATTCATCGCAATGCACATCAGCCATTGCGCCTTAACAATTGCATCATGGATCACCTGGTCGCACAGTTCCGCTGCCATCTGCTTTTGCCGGTTCGTGTATTGCCACCTGATATGGCTTTTCATTCGTCACCATCCCTCCAACGCAATTTGATCTTCGTCGGCTGTCTCCTGCGTCCTGTCCTCTATCCACCACGCAAACCAGTCCTCCGCGCTGCGGTGGTGTGGATAGAGCGGCAACCCTTTGTCTGTCCGCGCGGCAATCATCCGTTGTAATGCCCGGAGGTAGGCTTCCCGAAATTTCGGCCACCGGGCAAACTGCATCTCCCGCTCCCGCCTGGATGCATTTGGGCACCCGATACACCCCAGTCGCCGGAACCCTTCCTGGTATAGTTGACATTGCTCCAGGTGTACATCCTCGCTGTATGCCCATACATCCGCTGTCGTCCAATATGCAATCGGATTGACGCGTCGCTCCGCAAATTTTTGACACGCCTCGAAAGTTCTCCGGTTTTCGTCGTCGTCCCACGGCATGATGATGTTTTTGCCCTTGCGTCCGTTGGCGACGATCTCCAACTCATCCCTCTTTTTCGCCCGGCCGGCGCTCTCGCTCTTGCGCACCCCCATGGCCATGATCGCCCGGCCCTGCTCCGGCACATATCTCTCCTTGAGGCTCAGACAACAGTACCGCATTTGGCGCATTGGCGGGACGCCTCTCTCGAGCATCAGGGTCCACATGGATTTGTCATACATCACGTCGTATGTAAGGTGTCCCGCATCTTCATAAGCCCGGAAGTTCCGGCGCTGGAAATAGATCAGCTCCGGCGGGTCAATCCCGGTGATGTTGTGCAGGTAATAGTGCCTCACCCCGGCGCGGCGCATCAGATGTCCCACTACGCGACTGTCCTTCCCCTCGCTCGTGCTCACGCAATATCCGCGGGGATCGTATTCGATTGCCATGTGCTCGTAATATTGCAGCAGCTTCACCGCTTCGTCATCTGGTTGGCCGCGGGTCAGGCTTGTCTGGTATTGCATCACTCAGCCCTCCTCGGCTTATACTGCACAAAACACTCCCGGATCGCCTCCGCTTGCTCCCTCGTGATCGGCTGTGCCAGTGCCTTGCCTACGTCGTCCATGCAGCGATTCAGCGTCTGCGCGATCACCCCCGCCGGCATCCCCTCCGCTGCATACTTGTGCACCAGATATACCGTCGTCGGAGTGATCTCGCGTGGCTCTGTGGTTTCTTGCTGCGCCTCTGCGCGGCTCTCCATATGCCTCTCCCGGTAATAATAATTTTGTCTGCATCTGTCCCCGCAAAACACGCGCTTTGCGCTCTTTGAATCGAGCTTTGCGCCGCAATATTTGCAGTATTCCCGCCCAGGCGTCCTCCGTTTTGCGTACATCGCCCTGCTTCGACACGCCTTGCTGCAATAGATTTGCTGCTTGCCGTGCAGTTTGGCCCCACACACGATGCAGTTCATTCTCCCGCCTCCGTGATCTCCACCTCTGTCCGGGGGCGGTTACGGTCAACCTTCACGCGGCTCCCGTCCGTCCCTACCACGATCCGCGGGGACAAAGAACTGTCGTCCTTGAGCACCCCAGCCTTCACCAGCACGTCGTGCAGGGCGCTGTCGAGGTTGGTTATGTCCACACGCCGCGCCTGCGGCATGTAATACACCGCCTTCACGATCACCGGCCGGTCGATCTGCTGCTTGTATTCGGCCGGGATCAGCAGCTCGCACTGCCGCTCATACTCCTGGTATGCATCCGATTGCGCTATGTACGGATTGCCTGTTTTATGATTCCTCCTGATTTGCTGGTGGTTCTTCTTCGTCACCGGCCTCAGCGGGATTGTAAATTTCATCAACATGTACCCCCTCCCTTTGGGGAACTGTTTCTCAGATATTCTTCCAGTTCGTCAATGTTGTAGGATGATTTCTGCGCACTCCCCCGCTGCTTCTCCGGTAGGTCGCCGTCGTCATAATTCCCATCCAGCACCTTCGCCATGTTGGCGTCTTTTATCAGCCAGTCGAACGTCGCTTTCCAGTTGCGGTTGTTCTTTCCCCGCAAAAAGCTGCTAGCCTGTGCCTTTTCAAACAAGCGCCTAAAGTCTTCCTCGCTTCGCCCGCTGTTCATCCTCGCCTGAATCGCTTTCTTCCGTGCATCGGATAGCGCAGTCAGTTTGGGAAACGACGAACAGATTTCGTTGTACATCTCCGCAATAAGAGAGTAATTAGTTTCGTTTCGTTTAGTTTTATTAATACCGACACTTTGTGCGACAGGTTGTGCGACACTTTGTAGGACACTTTGTGCGACACTTTGCACGACACTTTGTGCGACATTTTCACAATTTGTTAATATTTTCGCCCGATCCAACGAGACCATGGTGTACACCGCCGACTGATTCCCGATTCTCTTCTTCCATGTGATGAGGCCGGCCTGCGCCAGTTTATTTCTTGCACGTTCGATCGCTTTTGCGTTGAGCCCGGTTTTAACCTCCAGCACCGATACCGCTACCGCAAACTCTTGCTGCCAATCCGTTTTATTCGCTATGTGCATCAATGCGTGCCATACGGCGATGGCGGATGAGGGCAGCGGATTTGTTTCGAGCAGATCATAAAATGCTTTGATTTCGGTTATGTAATTCACAGGCTCACCGCCTTAAAACGGAAGATCGCCGTCGCTATCGACCTCTTCAAAGTCGCTCGCATCGTAGGTTTGCTCCTGCGGGGCGTCGTCGGTCTGTCTGCGCTCCCTGGACCCGGTGAACTCCACATTCTCGCAGATCACCTCGTATGCCCTGCGCTTGTTGCCCTGCTTGTCCTCGTAGCTGCGCACCTGCAAGCGCCCTTCCAGCGCGATCGGGTCGCCCTTTGCAAAGTACCGCGCCACGAATTCCGCCGTGCCTCTCCACGCCACACACTCGATGAAGTCTGCCAGCTGCTCCTTCTCCTTCTGATACGACCGGTTCACCGCCACCGCAAACGACGCCACCGCAACATTGTTCACCGTCTGCCTCAGTTCCGGGTCGCGCGCCAGGCGCCCCAGTAAGATCACTCGATTCATGCGTTTCTCCACTCCCTGTCAATCTGATTTTCCAATACCTTGATCTGCAACTTATAGCAGTTGATCGCCTCCATCGCGGATTTATATACCACATCCGCAATATCACGCTCCAACCGCAGTTTTGCTATCTCGCGGTCTCCTCTGCATACGTCCGACATAATCGTCGCCGGCGTCCCCTTGTCGCGCTCCATCAGTATCTTCTGCCCCAGCGCTACGCGGTAATCGTGATCCGCCTGCGCCGCCGCCCGCCCGCGGTTTCCCAGCGCGCCCAGCGCCTTATCCAGCAGCGCCACGCGGTCCTGGAGCTCCAAATATATCTCCTGCCCGCTCATAGGTAGCTCCTCCCGATCAGCTCCATAAACTCATCCCGGCTGTGTGTTTCTTCATATTTCCGCTGGCATTCCCGCTTTAATCGCAAATCCAGCGCGCGGTCAAAATGCACCCCTGCGTCGGACAGGTTGTGCAGCGCTCCGACCAACCACACCCACAGCCCGTTCTCCTCCGACACCTGACGCAGCCCGTTTCCGAAGTAGATATGGTGCTTATGTAAGCCTCTTGTCAGCCCTGTGATGTAACATGCTTTTTGATCCTGCATTATGCTCTTTGCCACACAAACACCCGCTCCTTTCGTGTTGTATTGATGATCGACAGGCCGGAGATTTTTCGCGCCTCGTTGTATACGATCTTTTCCACCGTAAATTTGTCGTTGGTGTAAACCCGCCCGTTTTGCGCTTTCATTACCCCGGCCTTTTCCGCCGGTATCCAGATAAAAGGCGCGCTGTACAGTTCCCTCCCGATTCCCCAGCGGAAACCCGCGCGTTTGAATGCGTCCGACGCCTCCCCCTTCTTCTGGTTGCCCTCGTCGTCCTCCCGGCTCTCAATCCCGCAGTCCCATTTCCACACTTCGTTGATCCCGATGCCGCAGTACAGGTTCCCCTTGATCTCTTTATAATCGTCCTGCCAGTTCTCCGGCCCATAGGTTTCGTCCAGGATATCCATATCCACCCGCGCCGTCTTGTACAGCAGGGCGACAACCCCCTTCTCCGTCACCTTTTTCACCTTAACTTCGATTTCATCCGCACTGAGCAGTCTCGGCTTCTCCATCCTGCCGCGCCTCCTTCATTTTAATTGCGCAATTTGATCCGATGGTCACGCTCGGATAAAACAGTATCTCCCGCGTTTCAAAACAGATCATCCGGCCATAGTTGTCCGGGTCTTTCACACACAGCGGACAATACAGACAGCACACCTTATCCTCCGGAAAATGGATCGTTATGGTCAGTTCCGCATCCGTGTAATACGACGCCCCGTTCTTTACGCCCACATCTTCATCTCCTCCCGGTTGTCCCGCAGCGCCTTTTCCAGCAGCGCGTTGTGCTCCAGCGCTGCATTTAGCTGCTTTTTCAGATCGTCGATCTCCTCCTGCTGTTCTATCATCCTGATTGTCATGGACACATAGTCCATTGTTTCAATTTGCACCAATGCCAAGGCGTTCGTCCCTCCATCTCTCGTACTCCTCATCCGGGTCCGGGCCGTCGTCCTCGTAGGGGTTGTATTCCGGTTCCTCCAGCCACGACCGTTCCGCCTCGCTGTAGCGATTATTTTCCGCTATGGTCATTGCTTTTTCCTCCGGTTTCTGTTATAATATGGATAATCTATTTTTATCCTTTCCTTGCGCTCGTCTGGAGTTCATAGCTCCGGCGGGCGTTCTTTTTTTGTCCTTCGAGCTCTGCGCTGAGCCGGGCGACCTCCCGCTCCAGCAGCTTGATTTGGTAGCCGCTATCCGCCTGCATCTCTTTGTATGCTGCGATCTGCTCCGCATCCCGCTCCAGCTCATAGGCCGCCTCCAGCAGCCCGTAGCGATCTTCGCCGCAGCTTTCCGCTATGTACTTACCAGTTTCCCTCAGTTGCGCGATCAGTCTTTCTCGCATCTGTGTCATCTCCCCTTCCTGCACCGTCCCAGCGCGTAGCCCAGCAGGAGACTGCACACCAGGCCCATGAGCTCCAGCGCTCCCGCCACGCCCTCAAACCGCACGATTCCCAGGTCAAGCATCTGCGTCACCGTCCTCTGTCATAACTCCGCCGGCGATCAGGATTAGGCTTGCGAGACCCGCGATGATGCCTGCCCAGGTCTGCCCACCGTCCAGTAAGCTGCCGGTCATCGGCAGGCCAATCCATATCCCTATGATGCTCAGTGCCGCCCTTGTCACGTTGCCTCCTCCTTCCGTCCTGCGCGTTTGGCCTCCTCTTGCAGCACCTTGCGCCATCTCTGGATATCCGGCCTGTCCCATTCTACAAGCAGCCGTTCCATCCCTTTGATCCACTTCTCAATCCGCTCCCGCTCGCTCATTCTGTTCTCGTCTCCTCTCACGACAGCCATCGCGCAAAGCTGATAAGCGCTACTTTATAGTACCGGCCCATCTTTTTACGCGGAAACGTTCTGTCCGCCAATAGGGTTCTTGGGTCGATTCCGCAGTATTTCGCAGCGTGCGATAGGTTGATGAATACAGTTTCTTTGCCGAACCGCTCATGCAATGCGGTTAAATTTTCATGGAAATTTTCTTTTTCCATCTATTTCCGCTCCTTCCTCTTTCGTTTTGATTACATTACCACCGTCCTGCTCCATGGGCGGTGTTTTATTTTTCACAATCTTCTTCATGTTTCGACGCTATTCTTCCTCTATTTGTCTATTAAAAGTGTATAATTTATAAAAATTCGTCATTTTTCTGAGAAGTAAACTTCATGGTAGCGTTCTTCACCTACAGGTAAAATTTTCCTATCTTCTCTCAAAGCTAGGAGGTTTTATCATGCGTGAATACAAAGAAATTTTTAAACAGCATGTTCAGGTGGTAGCCATCCAATATCGCATCGGCCACGGACTGACGCAAGAGGCCATGGCTGAACTTCTGCACATTTCACCGCGCGCCTATTGTGCGATGGAAAACGGAGATTACAGCTTTTCCGCTACTACATTCGCTTTCTTTCTGCTCTTGTTGCCGCCCGAGGAAGTCTCCCGCTTCCTCATTCAGTTCGGTAACCTCATAGAGCAGATGGAAATGGGAAACGAACCTTTACCCGTATAATCCGACTTCCTCTTCCTGCCGCCCTTCCGGGCGGCTTTTCTTTTGCACGCTCAACCGATCTTACCCGGCTGCGCGGCCGTTATCGCATAAATCTTTCACATCGCAGTCCAGTAAAGCTGCAATTTCTACGCTCACCTGCAAAGACGGATTTTTGGTCTCCCGCTCGATCTGGCAGAGCATCGCTTGAGAAATTCCCGCCTTTTCTGCCAGATATGCCTGCGTCAGTCCCCGCTCTTCGCGGATACGCCGGATATTCGCGCCTACGCTCAATTCTTCCACCTCCTTATAATCATCCCAATCAGGATGATATCCACTGTAATCGTGAGAATATCCACGATAACGCCTAGCATAACTTTCCCTCCTTCTATCTTGACAACAAGCTTGGGAAAAGGTATCCTTTTAGCAAGGGGAGTTTCCTCCCCCTTGCTCTACTCCATCAGCCTGCCGATCAGATTGATCAGCGCGGTGATGAGTTGGAGGATAACCGTAATCAAGATTATGACTTTGTTCGGGTCGTTCTGATTACGGTTTTTCTTTTTCCTGCTCATTGTGCTTGCCTCCTTTTTGTGGTATTGTTAAGGTAGTTCCTTAACATAGTTATATTATATCATGCTATAGCTTGATTTTCAATAGATTTTCATGTTTTAACTTGATTTTTTATGTTTTGCACAAAAAGGAGAATTTCTTTTATGTACATTACACAAGATATTGCATTAAGAATCAAAAATCGTGCAAAGGTTCAAAAAATCGCCATAAAAACCATGCTTGCTGATTGCGAGATGAATATCAACGCCATTTCGGAATTTGGGAAAGGCAAACAACTATCCTGTATCAGCCTCGCCCGCATTGCCGACTACCTTGACTGTTCGGTTGACTACCTCCTCGGCCGTACCGACAAACCAGAAATAAATAAATGATCTGACATGGCCAATAGAACAGACATTCAACCAAACTTGATTCGTCTTGTTGAATGTTTCAGCCGTTTTATTTACTACAAAATTGGTATGATTTTCCAGCTAAGGTTTATTGTCTGCCAAGTAGAGGGAATTATTGAGGTTGTCAAGGACAACCTCAATAAAATATGTTTAACGTAGTTATAACA